CCCTGCCCGAATTGAATCGGCACGCCTCAAGCGCAGGGCTGATAACTATTTGCTGAAGTTAAGTGAAGTGATTTTCTTGAATAGTTCGTTGATTTGTGCAGCGTCTAAACCGATCAGATAGGCGAGCGTGTGAACTTCGTGCTGCAACTTCTTTGACTCTTGCACTGCTTCTTCGAAGCGGTTTGAGTTTATCCAACCAAGATCAAGTGCTGAACCTGCTTGAAGTCTCGCCTGCTCTGATTGCGCTGTAGAGATCAGTTGGCTCAAAGTTCTGTTTGTTGCTTCTCGTGCATCTGCGAACCTTGTGATTGCGTTGAAGATCAGGTGAGCAGTTTTGCACTCAACCGAATCATCGACTGCTATTCCTCTAACAATTTCTGCTGCGAAACCGTAAACGCTTTTGTGTTCCCCTGAAATCTGATTCAGGATATTCGATTTGATTGTTTCCATTTTCTAAGTCCTCCTCTTGAACTTTGGTTATTAACTATTTTTGGCTTGAATTAAGATAGTAAGCAAAATCGTGTGCTGATCTTCTGTCAGAGAAATCACTATGAATTACCCCTGATTTCTCTTGTGTTACAACCCACTGAAAAACATCTTTAATTCTCATTTCACGAACTATCCATCTTGCTGATTTCATAAGTCCTCCTCTTGAACTATCAAGCGTTTTGCTTGATGAATTAACTATACCCTGACTACTGCCATTCACCTAATCATTAAACCCTCTAAAACCCTTGATTTATATAGGTTTTAGAACATTTTAGAAAATAGTTTCAGAAACCTGCCTAAACAAGCGCAGAATCTACCCCTGTGGATTCCAAGCAGACCAGCCGACAATATCGAACAACATTTTTGCCATACGCAAATTAGTGAACGGATCAAGCAGAGGCTCTTGCTCGCAGATGTCGTGCTTCTTGCAAAACAAACCTGCGTAATATTTATGTGACTCCAACCAGTGAACTCCATTCAACTGCATCAAGCCAGTGTCGCTTCGATGATTCCATTCGCTGACACCAGTGATACGGCAGTTGCGATCTACCTTGTCACCGCCTTTACGATTCGGGCAACAACCCGACTCACGAGCAGCAATCATTTTCACCATCGCTAAATCTTTCGGCAACCAACCAGCAGCCAAAGCAACCTGATCAACCCACGAACAATCACCCCAAACAAACGGGTCAGGATATTTGTATGTCGTTTCTTTGATCGGGTCAATGCGATCAATTCGAATCAGGCTGTCAAGATCAACAGCAACAACTTTGATCGCCTCAGGTGCGCTAACAGCGTGCGCAATCCCTGTAGAAAAGATTAGACACACACATACAGACACAATAACTTTTTTCATATAACTCCGATTCACCTTGTCCTCCTTCTGAACTTGGTTGTTGGTTTGTTAGTTTTCTTTGTTCTGTCCTTGACAGGTCGTGGCGTAGTCGCTCATCGTTCGCCTCAGTCGGCGTATGTTTCAACTCTACCATTGTTAAGGCTCTTGTTGTTTATATACATATATTTTTTCAATGTGTATATATGTTTAAGTCAGTATTATGTAATCCCCCATCGCATTGCCTCACTGCGATTCCCTATTTCTTTATTCTCTCTGCGCCTCACACCATAATTACTTACAGCGTGATCTACCCTCGTTGCCGAGTGTCACCAACTGCCGTGCGAATGGCTTAGGTCTGAATGAATGTTCTCTAGTTATCAACTATCAAATGGTTTTGATTAGCAACCTGATAGGTCGGTAATCTTTATTTTCTACATACACACCGTTTCACAACCCGATATTCGTGCCCCAAATGAATCTCTGTGTAAGCCTCATCGAGCAGTTTGCCTGTGCCGAAATCCCAACGCTCGCCAGTATCCCAACCTTGATTGCAACAGATGTCGCACTGCATCACTATTGGGTCAGGCTGCGTATTCCTAAGAAGTCTAAAAGTGTGGTGAATCTCTTTGAGGCTAGGAAACTTATCAAATCGTTCCATCACCAAAGGAATAATACGCCTCGCATCTTCCACGCTTTGAAATGTCAGAAAGTCATCGTTAGACCAAGTTGATTTCACCGTGTTGCGTGCAATCTGACTAGTCGGGAACAATCCGCAAATGCGGTCAATCATTCCTTCGATCTGTGCGCCGTTCATTCTGCCTCCTCTATAAGGTTTCTAATAATAGCCCAATGCATATCTATTTCAACGAACTCTTCGTGATCAGTATATTTCGTGTTCTTTATAACGCTAGGCGATGCCATAAAGTGTTCCCCGTCAATGAACAGGGCGTGCGTGCGCTCGTGGTTTAACATCACGAACCAAGTTTCAACATCAAGTGAAACAAACTTGCGTTTCCTCGCAGAGAAATGAACAAGACTGTAAGGGAAGTTGATGCCTTTCCAGTTGTGTTTGACCTCTACTTCGAATTGGAACTGTCTGCCCCATCTCGTGCCCAACAAATCGATTCCGTATTGATCAGGATTAACCCAAGCCTTATAACCTTCTTTTTTCAGCCAGTCAATGATCTGAAACTTCGCACCGTCATCTTGATCGTAATGCTCTTGCGAAAAAGGTTTCTTCACGAAATGCCTTCATAATATTCGGTCATTGCAGGGCGCACTAGTTCTTCCCACACACTCAATTTGATCATCACGAGTCCTTCTTTGCCCCAATCGTCAGGCATCAAGATAGCACGGGTAGGTTTACGCCTTGACCCATAATCTGACTCGTTAGAACGCACCTGAGCGTCTACACGAAGCCACGCAGTGACTACAGCCCCGATCTGCTTGCCTGCTTTAACCTCGTTGGCGAATAACACATCTTGCCAGTTCTCTTCGTTAGCGTCACCAAACTTGTTTGAAGGCGCAACCCCGAGCCGTTTGCGTGCAGTGCGTTGCTTCGATAGCCCTTTGGTGCGTGCCCGTTTCCCTCGTGCAGCAGGGTCAGAACAGCCTTTGACACGCCTGTTGCCATCTCGTGACGGTCTGCCAAGAGTCCCGAACTTAGGGCAGGCTGGCAGATTGCATTTGTCACGGTTGCCCTCGCATTCGCCTTTGCGATCATCACTCATCGTCATCAAGTTTCTCGCCACACACAGGATTCTGCGGTAGCACACGAGTAGCAACACAACAACAAAGCGTGGCATTCATTTCAAACCTTTTCTTTTATATCGAACTTCACGCCGTTCAGCAGGCGACAAACCACCAAACATACCCCACCTGTCGTCAGTGTCCTCATACTTAAGAACCATCTCTAAACAATCCTCACGCACAACACACTCAGCGCAAAACGCTCGAGGAATATCCCACCTAGCCTCATTCAAAATCCTGTGATCAGGGAAGAAGATCAGCCCCGATTTGCCTTTACAGTTTGCTTCATCTCGCCAATGGTCACGCATCACACACCTCTATAAAATCTGCTGATCGAATCATTAACAACACCCAACCTCGCCAACGCATCACGCAAATCGTCAAGAGACTTGCGATCAGTGCCATCAAACACCGTGACCTTTCGGGCACAATCAATGACAACACCAATCGCAAACTCGTAAGCCATCTGCAACGATTCAGAACTATCCACTAGAACGCTGGTTCGCCTTTACGCATACCCATCAAGTGCTTAATTAAATCTGAACCTTCTTTAGTTGTGAGCGTATTCAAATTAGTTTTCTGAAACAATTCCTGAATGATCGGCTGAATGTCACCATCAGCAACTTCCTTACCAAGCGAAGATATCAAACCTTTCTGCTTGTCTGATACCAGCCCACCAAGTTTAATCACATTCGCAGCCTGAACAAAAGACTCTTCAACTTGGTTCGCTGTCATTCCTTGAGCAGGGTGCGCTGTTGGCAGTGATCGAATTGGTGACTGTGAAGATTGATCTTGTTTAGTCCACAGGCTCAAACAGATTCCGAATCGCATCGCAGCGTTTCGTAAGAAGTCGCCAACCAGTTCTTTTTCGTAATCGGGTTTGTCTGATCGAACAGAACCAACACCGATCAAGTCTTTGCCTAACAATGTAAGTGTTGCCCACATCGTGATCATTCCGTTTGCTTCGTGTGTTGCTGGTCTGCCATCTTGCCAAGCGACAGGCTGCCAGTTCCACATCGGGTCAATTTCGATCAGGATTCTTGTGATCTCTGCGTGACTCACATATGCGAGGTTGATACCGTTGCGTGGAATTGTTCCCACGATCTTCGGGTCAGGTGTCGCATATTGCTCTAGCACCGCTTTCAACATTACTGCCTCAGTTTCATTACTCATTTTGTTGCCTTCTTTCTGTTTGGTTTTGTTTTCTTTAATAAAGTTTCTTTACAAGCACCCAAGTTCCTGTGCCAACCGTTAGTGGTTTCGCCTACTAAAACTGAACCATCTTCTTGCAAAGTTGCTGAAGTAAGTGAAATAAGTTCTTGACCACAGCCTTCACAGATTCTTTTTCTGCCCATCACTTTCCTCCATCAAATGATCTAATAACTTGATTGTTTACCAACAATCTTTTCTTGAAACCGACACCAATGTTGTAGCCACGATAAATTAGCCACGCTTGAGTGCCATTACTTGTGCGTAAATGTGTTGTGTATTTTTGTTTGCTTTTATGTTGCTTTGTTTCTACTCGGTATTCGTTAATCACTTTGCCTTCTTTCTGTGTGTTCTCATCACACGATACGGATTGCCCTGCTTCTCATATTGCTTAACTAACTCTGAATGATCGGCACGAAGCCTCGCCGTGTCCAACGCCAACTTGCCAGCCTGCTGAGTCCACGAAACAATCTTCTGCCCATTAAACATTCCGATCTCACTGCCTAGCATCGCCTGAGCGATCAAATCTTTAATCCGTGCCTCAGACTCGCTTGCCTCTTTCGAAGCAGCCCTAGCCTTATCAAGTTCGGCAACTAGCGAAGCGACAACCTCATCAAGTTCAACCATTGTTGGCTCAGCCTTAAAGATGCGTGCAATATCATCTGCGCTGAAGTTGTTGATCTCGTCAAGTGGTGGCATTTTGGTATCAACCCAATCACCGAACACTTCAGTTTCAAGCCTCAAAGTATCAATCGCAACCTCGTTCTGTGGCAGTTCAACAACGCTGATACGCAAATCACGATCAAGCACCGAAAACCATACAGGGCATTCCAGCACCGATTGTTGCGCCCAACCCTGCCACAACCATTCAGTCGGCAAATCGTTCGCATCGTGAATTGAATATCGTGTAGAAGTCTTTGCCTCAATCACAATCGTTGGCTTCTGTTCGTCATCAACACCGTCAAGCGAGATCGAAAGCCTGCCATCACGGTAAACAGAATCAGGTGTGAAAAACTCTTTACCTAACTGCTCTGATGCAGCGATCAGTAGCGCAGGTTCGAGCAGGTTGCCACGCCTAAACACCGCTTTGTCTGCCTGCTCAACTGGCTCATTCGATTTGTCTGCGAACAGTTCTGCTCTCGTTTTATATGGTGAAGCGTTCATCAGGGTCGGTATGTCGGAAGCCCCGAACACACACCTGCCTTGCTCATCTCGCCATCTTGTAAGCAGCCATTCTTTACTGCCGTGTTTCGGTTTTGGTATTAGTTGCATTCGTTCCTTCTTTCTATGTTTGTTTGTTGATTCGATTATGGCTTAAGGGTGTTACAGGGTTGTTTGCGAATCATTGAATCCCACCATTCCTAAGATGTCATTGAACGATATATCTGTTTCAACATCTCTATCCTTAACCCCGTTCCAATGCTCAATGGTTAAAGTCGTTTCGGTCAGACCTGTGATCTGCCCGTCATACTCATCACCGTTCTTTGTTGTAATCAAATAGAAATCACCAATCTCAATATCCATTAACCCTCCTCTAATTGTATTCCATAATAAAAGATTTGATTTTGCGTAAGGACTTCAACTGATTTGTGAGATTGTTGAAAGTCTTTCTATCCCCACCTGAATCCTCAGGCGAATTATTGTAAACAAACCAATCACACTCACTAATCAAATGCCCAAGTTCAAGCGGTGTCACATCAACGCTCAAACCTGTTTTAGTTTTCGTTGCCCGATCTAATACTTCGAACATAACTGCTTTACGCTCATCTGCTTCCGCATTGAAATAAAAGTAGCCACGCACTGTGCATTCCTCTAAGAATGCTTTGCCTAATCTGATCTTCATTTGCCCTCCACAAGTTGAACAAGAGAATCTTTAGGCAACTTGTGCTCTTTGATTATCCCTGTAGAGCAACCAACAGTAACAACGACCCAAGTGTTGCCGTTCTTGCGTGTTGAAGGTTTGATCTCTTGAATCAAATAATTTTCTTTGTGCATATACCAAGTGAAAACATCGCCAACTTGCAGATTCATAACGGCGTTACGCTTGTTCTTGTTTACCTCAACCATATAACCCATTTTGAGTCCTCCTCTTGAACTATCAGGCGGTTTGCCCGATAAGTCAATTATATAGAACCAGCCAGCAAGCACCTAATCATTGAAAGCCATAAAACCCTTGATTTATATAGGGAATAAACGATTCTAAAAAATAGTTTCAAAACGAGGAACAGAACCAGCCTCGAAAGGCTGGTCTGCTCACCCGATGCGAAGCGGAGAAGGAGAACACTCCGCACAACTTTCTACTGTAGCAAACACGAAAACAAAGTGCGCATCTCAACAACCATCAGCACAGGAATCGCCAAAATATGATCACCCGAATCAGACATCACCGATTGCGCCAAAACAATATGCCCCGAAATTAGATCAGGAATCAACCAGCCAACAGACTCAACAAGCGCAGGCTCATCAACAATCTCATCAATCGAAACCCACGAAGGCGCAACACTAAACGCATCATTCCACTTCACATAAACAACCGATCTCGAAGAGATAGGCGTGAAACTATTTTTGTGGCATAGACTTCCCATTGTTTCCTTCTTTGTGTTGATCTAAGTGTTTCTCTAACTTGTCATCAACCCTGTTCACCGTTTTGAAAATCATTCGCAACTGCTGCGAAACAATGGCGTGATCTTCACGGTTCTCTTTGGCGTTCGCACGGGCTTCTTTCTTAAACATTTGCATCAACCCAACAACAACAATTCCGATTGTGCTAATCAAAGCGACAACGATTGTTGCCAGTTGATCGCTCATACTGTTACAGGTTTTGCAAGATTGTTGAACGCTTGACGCATCGCATCGGCGTTGTCTGCCATCGCAGGCGACAGTTCGAAATGTATCCAGTCGCCCATTGGTGCGCCGTGAATCTCAGGTTTCGTATAAATCTGCCACGAACTTCGATCACATCGCCAACCTCTACCGTGAGGTATCGGGTAATAATCCAAGATGCACTCAAGCCCGAAAGCGTCAGCGTGGTTCACAACAAAATCCATCGCCTGCATCGCCTGCTTACGACCACCTTCTTTAATGCCTTTAGTGTTTGAACTGTCCTTGTGGTTTGGCATAAATCTGAAAGATAGATCAACTGCACGCCCTGTAGCGTGCGTAGAAAGCACGCCTTGTTTGCCTCGCATTGAACGATTAACGAAACTGCCGTTATTCCACAGCGAAGGATAAAGTTTTGTAAGTTCGGTGTAAAAAACTTTTAGACCTTTGCGCTCACCTAACGCAAGCCCATCATTGTTGCCTGTGTATGGGCGTTTCATTTCGCTGCTCGTCTTGTAATCTTTGTTCCAAACGCAGCAGATATTTCCTCTGCGCTAAGTTCGCCATCAACTGAAGCAGCAGCCAGTTTTTGAACTACACCAAACAACGCTGTCAAACCTGCAACACCAGCAGATTTGACCACATCAACACCAAGAATCGCACCGCCAGTAATGATCGGCAACGCTGACGCAATAAACAACGAAATTAACCTTTGGCACAAGTCAAGAGTTTTAGCAATAATAGAGTTCATAGATCAGTCCTTTGAGTTAAGTGTCAGCACCGAGTGTATTACAACGCCAACACCTGTTAGAAGAAGAGCCTGCTTGAAAGTAGTCCCTGAAAGGGTAATCAGAACAAGCCCTGTGCCAATCCAAGTCCAAGTATTATCTACAAAATAGTTTCGAATCTTTTTCACAATTTGTTCCTTGTTGGCGGTAAAGGCATCATAGTCAAAAGACCGCCGATGGCGACAAGACTTCTGCGCTGCGATACAGGAATGTTTGAACCAGTAGCGATATAGGTTTCGAATTGTGAACCGAAAATGTCTAGCACTTTTTCAAACGCTTTCTTCACTTTGTTTGGTGCATCGTTCAACGATTCTACGATCTGTTCGGCTTGCTCATCTGTTAATTGTTCGGGCACTATCTGTTCGAAGATTGTTTCTGCTTGCTGCTCGCTAACAGTTTCAAGCACCGATGTAACGAGCACGAGTTCGATTGCTTGCTGTTGGTTGATGTCTGTGGTCAGGATTGCTTCAACGATTGTGGCAACATTTTGTGGTGAAGCGGTTTCTAGTTGGGTAACTATCTTTGTGAACGCCTGTTGGCTGATCTGCCCTGTTTCATCGGTTTTGGCATTTTTTACAGCCTCTAGGGTCGTTTCTAAGCGTTTCAAATCTTGTTCCGCAGGTAAGGGTAGGGGCTTTGCTGATTCGTTGAATACGGTTGTTTCCGTGCTTGATGGTGGGGCTTTGCTTGTGGTGGGGTTAGATTGTTTTGATGATGTTGTTGTCGGTGTTTCTTTGGGTGCTGGCTGGCTGGTCGTGGGCATTGTGGTTTCTGCTTTGGTTGGTGTTGTGGTGGTTTCGAAAGTCGGTGAGGAGGTAGATGTTGCTGGTTGATTTGTTGTTGTTGGTGTTCGGGTTGTTGTGGTTTGTGGTTCAGTCATTGTGGTTGGCGGTTCGATTGTTTCTACTATTTGTGGGCGAGGCATCTGAATTGTGGTTGTGGTTGTGGTTGGCGGTGATGTTGTTGTTGTGGTGCTGGTTGAAGTTGTTGTGGTTGAAGTTGAAGTTGTAGTTTGTGGCGGTGTTTGAACTTCTGTGGTCGTGGTGGAACTGGTTGTGGTTGTCGCTGGTTGAGTTGTTGTTGTGGTTGTGGAAGTTTCTTGAGGAAGGGTTGATGTAGATGTTGATGCAGGCAATAGCGTTGTCGTATTTTGGTTTAGTGTTGTGGTGGTTGTGGCGGTGGGTTCGCTCGTAGTTGTGGTTAAAGATGCGCTGCTCGAAGTAGCAGGCAAGGTTGTTGTTGTGGTTGTTGTTGTCCCGTATTGATGATTCGCTGAAGCAGTTTGCGGAAAAAAAACAAAGCAGACTGCTGGTAGCGGTATCAGCCAACGGCTAAATCGTTTCATTTCTGTTCCATTTTCGGAATACTAGTGCAACCAAAATGGCGTTAAACATCATTTTAAGCGCACAGCAGGTTCTCGTATCGCTACTGTTCGCCCAATCTATTCGCTACCGTTCGCCCTCGCACTTAGAAACAAAACAGGCTCGTGATTAGAAACATACAAACATTTGAACCCATAGTTAAAAACAAAGACCCGTGATCAAAACAGGTCTGAACCTAAACACCAAAGCATCTAGGGTAGAAAACATACCGCTAATCAGGCAACATTTATACCGCAACTTGTGGTGCTTGAATCGTGCCATCATCACCAAAGAAACACTCAGGATTCAAACCCTGTGCAATCGTCATCGCCTGCGTGTTTGTCATAGTAGAAAAGTTCCATTTATCTAAACCTGTCAGATCACAATCAGACCAAACATAGCCAACAACAGTGTTCTCATCTTTCATAAAACCACCCGATGCTTGACCGCCACGACTACGAATTAAAGGCTCAGGCGTTGAACCCTCAGGTCGGCTGATTGTCCATTGTGCATATTTCATAATAGTTCCTTTGCTTTTTCTTGTTGCGCTTGAATCATAGGTTGAAGAACACCGATCTGATCTAATGCTTCTAGGTGCGCCCAACCTGCACCGCCAGCCATCATTTGTAGATTGGCTTGCCTGCCGAGTCGTGCCTGCCAATAGTCAGGCTGCGACTCATCGATCTGCTGTCTAGTAAAGTGTGGCATTGCATCATACATTTTGATTAACTCATCAAGTTCACGCCTAGCACCGATAGCGACAAGCCGTGTCCGTTCCAAACCTAGTTCTTTGATATCAGCATCTATCGAATCAATCTCGTCACCTGTAGCACGAAGTTTGGCGATCTCAAGTTCAGTTTTCTTGTTCGCCATTCCGACTTCTTTTATCGTGTAATACAGGGCTTCTAGTTCTCGGCACACTTGAACGAATTGCATTTCGGGTGTGTCGTGTTGCCCAACCACGAAGCGTTCCAACTGGTATGGGGTTCGTGGCATTTGACATTCTATGAAACTGAGTTGGATATCTTCACGCATCAGAACACACCACAATCCGCAAAGCCAGCAGCAGAACGGCGAGCAGGGCTTAAAGTTGCCGAAAGAGTTGATTTCGTATCGGCAGGGAACGAGATTTTATCTATACCTGAAACAAAGCCACCGACATCTTGACCGCCACCAATGTAGCCAGCGACACCTGTATCAGCCATTCCTGTTGGCTTCTGACGAGCAGTTGTGAGCGTTGGCGACAAAGTAGATTTTGTATCAGCAGGGAAAGTTATTTTGTCAATCCCTGAAATAGTATCAACGGCATCAATACCGCCTGCAAAATATCCTGCCACACCCGAATCAGCCATACCTGCTTGATAGTAACGAGCAGAAGTTAAAACTGCGCTTAAAGTAGATTTACTGTCAGCAGGGAAAGTTATTTTGTCTATACCTGAAATTGCTCCGCTATCATAACCACCACCAAAATATCCAGCAACACCACTGTTTGCCATACCTGCAAGAACATAACGAGCAGAACTCAATGTTGCTACCAAAGTGCTTTTTGTATCGGCTGGAAAAGTAATTTTATCTATGCCTGAAGTCAAACTACTTCCACCGCCACCGAAATATCCTGCAACGCTAGAGTTCGCCATCGCAGCCAAGTCTGAACGATTAGCAGTTAGAGTTGCCGACAAAGTTGTTTTTGTATCTGCTGGAAAAGTTATTTTGTCAATACGATTCAAGTCGCCTGCGTTGTTACCGCCACCGCAATAACCAGCAACACCGCTATCTGCCATACCTGCTAACTCACCTACAATAGAAGTCAATACGGCAGCAAGAGTGGAGAGCGTATCCGCAGGAAAATCAATTTTAGCGATGGCATCGGTTTTGCTACCGCTTATCGTGCCACCACCAAAATAGCCGAACTTCTGACGAGTCGTATCACCTGTCGGCATCCACTGCGACAGATAGGTTGAGACTAAACCTCTAGAATCAAAACGCATCAGAAAACCCCACAATCAGCAAAAGCACCAGCGAGACTAGATTTTGTGGCTGGCAACGCTGTCCCAACCGAACGAGTATCTGACGGAAAAGCAAACTTATCAACAGTCGTCTGATAAGTGTTTGCTTGATTCTGTCCACCAAGAGCGTAACCTGCAACACCTACATCGGCGTAACCCGACAAATACGCTCGCACACCTATCAAACCCGTGCCGAGTGTGGATTTAGTTTCCGTTGAATAAGTCAATTTATCTACAGTGTCGTAATAAGTTCCGATCGAGTCTCCACCGCCAATAATATAACCAGCCACACCTGAATTACTAAACGCCGATAAAACTTCTAGTGCAGTAGTTGTTGTTGCTGTTACTGCTGTGGCTGTGTCCGACGGAAAAGTTTGTTTTTCTATACTGTTCAAATAACTACCACTATTACCAGCAGCAATATAACCAGCGACAGCGTTGTTGCTGAAACTTCCTGCCTCACGGCGAGCAGTAGTTAAAGATGTTCCCGTAGTGCGAGTCTCTGCTGGCATCGCAAACTTATCTACTGTCCCGACTGTTCCAGCCGACGGATTACCGCCAACGGCGTAGCACGCCACTCCATTGTTAGACCAAGCACCAAGTCTAAAATTAGCAACACTTAAACCTGTGCCAAGAGTCGTTTTTGTATCCAACGGAAAAGTTAATTTATCTATCGTGGTAACTCTCGCACCATCAGTTCCGCCAACAAAGTATCCTGCAACTCCACTATTTACGAAACCTGCAAGCGAAGTAACACCACTTGTTAATGTTGCACTCAATGTGGTTGCTGTGTCGGCTGGAAAAGTATTCTTGTAAATTGCTGTAGGACTACTTCCACCGCCACCAATATAACCACAGCGAAATTGATACGGCTCATCACCTAACGGCATCCACTGCGATATGTAGGTCGAGACTAAACCTCTAGAATCGAAACGCATCAGAACTGCCCACAATCAGCAAACGCAGCATTATAC